TATAATCTTTCGCAAGATTTAAGACTAGGGACATTTTTATGTCCCTTTTCTTTTGACCATAAATATATTATATAGGTACTTTATGGAAATAATTGAGATTCAAACACTGGTTGATATCACCAACACCCGGGTCAACAGACCCAATCAAGGCAGTGCGTTGGCGTATGATCAAAACAGAAATTTTGTCACACTGAGACAGTGTGTGGAAATTCGCAGCATTGTGTCGTTTGATAATCCTCCTATTGCGGAAACAAAGAATCTCAAAGGATTAGGGTTTGGAGAAAAATATCAAGGATCACACACAGTATGGACTTTTAAATTTATTCCAGATCGAACAGGAGTTTACACCAGCGAAGATGGAAATGTTATTGGTAGCCTAATTGATGATGTTGATTCGGTACCAGTGATTAAAAATTTATCCGAAACGGTAAATATAGACACAGCAATCTTTGATTGCAAAAATATATCTACTAAAAACACAATCATCAAGGCTCACAAAGGCACCATCTGACAGTACGACGGACAGCATACAATAAGGAGAAGCCTCGATGGCCACAACAGTAGAAAGACTTGGTGTAGTAGAAACCAAAGTTGAAAATTTAAATGAAAAATTGGACGACATCAAAACTGATGTCAAAGACATGCACGATTGTTTGGATAAGACTCGTGACGGAGTACTGTCCAAATTGGATGAAATGTACAGTGCAAGTTGTGAACAACACAGTCAATTGGCCAAAAAGATCTCAGAATTAGAAAAAATCAAAACAAGATACACCACCTATGCTGTGATGGGCATGGCCTTTGTCGCAGGCGCAGGATGGATCGGTAATCCCAGTGCTGCTTCACTACTAAAATTTCTAGGCGTATAATCATGCGTATAATAGAACTTGTTTCAGAACAGACCATTGCCCCGGTTCCACCGGGTCAGGGCAAACCTTTGCCACCAACTCAGCCTACCACTGGCAATCCTGCTGCTCCAACACTGGGCAATCAAAATCCCACAGCACCGACACCACCAACTGCCACACCGCCTGCTGCTCCTGCAACAACTCCACCTACTCCAGTTGCTGATCCAGCACAGACGCAACAGATGCAACAAATGCAACAGCAATCTAAAACAGCCATAACAGATTTAGACAAAATTGCTGCACAGATTGTGGGTCTCAAACAGAAACAACAACAGATGCAACAACAGATGCAGGCCACAACTCCATGAAAATACATCAATTGGTCTCTGGAGTTTCTATTCCTGTCAACAACGAAGAACAGTGCTTTATAAACAAACACGATTCTGTCAAGTTGACTAGCCTTGATGAACGCGACAGCTGGTTGGCACAAAATCTTGTGCGCAAGGGCATTTATGATGTGAGCAAAGATCATGTTACCTTATCAAAGAAAATTAATGAAAAACATGCCAAGTGATATCTTTAACAAAATAGTCAAACTTTCTGACAATGTTAAACAGAATCTAAAAAACAAAGGTATAGTAATTCCTGCAGAAAATGCTGACGGATCTGTCAGTATTGGAGTTTTCAAGATCATCAAAAAAGATGGATATTACAATGTGTTGGACAAGCACAATGAAGAAATAGTATCTGGTATCAACTTGCCACAAACTGCTGTAATAATTGCAAATAATTTTGCATTAGGAAAATTCAAAGACGACAAATTGATCGAAACAGATCAGCGATACGGTTATGCATTGTTTGACGAACTGTTGCACAAACAAGCAGTTGAACGCAGCAACAAAAAGTCTCTAGAATACTTTGATCTAATGATGACAAAATGTCTAATTGCTCGTGCCAAGAAAGAAAATTACAAACAGGACCTGATTCAAAGTTATCAGAAACTGATCAGACTTGTATAAATAGTTTTAATCACTTTGGAACCTTACATGCAATCCACAATTTTTACTACCAACATCACTAGTTCTAAACTACAGGAAAACCTTACCAAGCAGTTTGGTGTCGGCGTTGATCTAGAAAAATACAACAGAGAGCAATTGGAAGATATGCGTAACAAGTTGCGCACTCGTATTTTTCAACATGAAGGTGCATCAAAGTTCAATGAACTATTGAAAAAAGAGTCATACCAAAAAGACAAAGCAATGTTAGAATTGCTCAACACAAGGATTAAAGAAATGCTAGGCGAACAAATGCAAAAACTACGTGATCGTATGGATCAACTAAGCGAGGCCAAGAAAGGCACACGCCCACCAAAAACAAAAATTACTGCAAAAGGCAGCAAGCCTGATTTCCTTGACATGGACAAAGATGGTGATAAGAAAGAGCCTATGAAAAAGGCTGTTGCTGATAAGAAAGTCAAAGAAGGTTTCCCAACCGTTGACGATGCTAAGAAAGCAGCCGCTGGCACAGCCAGTATGAAAGCAGGCGAGAAGAAGAAGTCTAGTACAGGTGGCGAGATCACTAAGACTGCTACAGGCCTAAAGCATACCGCAGGTAAGAACTATGGTGGCAAAGATGCTCCTAAGACTCCGGACAGTGACAAGAAATCTAGCAAAGTCAAAGAAGGTATGAAGCATCCTAAGAGCTGCGACTGCCAAGAATGTGCTACAATGGAAGGCAAGAAGCCAGACTTCTTAGACATGGACAAAGACGGCAACAAAAAAGAGCCAATGAAAAAGGCAGTTGCTGATAAAAAGAAAAATCCATTTGGCAATAAAAAGAACGTTAAAGAAAGTCTATTCAAACACAATGTTCGCTTTGTGAATGAAAGTCTAGCATTTTTGATCAACGAAGATGAAGAAGGCAAAGCCAAAGCTATCACAGCCGCAGGTGACATGGTCAACGACTTCACAAGTTGGATGCAACGTGTTGGTCAATATCAGACCAAGACAATGATTGAATTGGCTGATGCTATCAAGGCAGATTTTGGAGCACAAGAAGCAGAAGCATTCAAGGCATCCGTTGGCCCGGCACTGAGCGCAACACTAGAAGTGTTGACACAACAGCGTGAAGCAGTAAGCGGCGCAGTTGCAGTGTTGGCAGGCGAAGCAGCCCCAGAAGCACCAATGGGCATGGATCCAATGGCAGGTGCTATGCCTCCAGAGCCAGGCATGGATGCAGCAGGACCAGATGCTATGAATGCAGGTGGTGATGAATTTGCTGCCAGCGATGCAGCAGCAGGCGGTGCAGAAGCATCAGGTCGTGCAATGCGTGAAAGCCGTGAACAACGCCGTGCTCGTAAGTTAGCCGAAAGCCATAGCATTATGGCCAAACTAGCAAAATGAGATTATTTGAAGTAGACCTTGGATCTGCTAGAGATGTTCTAGCAGTCATGCAGGGTCTGGCAAATAAAAATCAAAAGGCTAGCCAGATTCCTTTTCCAGTGGTCATGAACATGTTGAGACCATTTGGATTGGGTATCAGTACACCGGATGGCCTGATAGCGTTGAAAAATTCTGTAGATCCTAGTGGAGATGTGATCAAGGACATTGACGAAAAGGGCAATGTCACATTGAACACTCAAGTACAATCAGCAAACGATCAAGCAACTACTCCTGGCAAAGCCACAGGACCTAGTGTTGATGCTATGGCCGCAAGTAATTCCAAAAATTTATCTCCAAAGATTTGACCTTATAAGTTTGTTATGCTATAATTATAGTAATGCAAACTTATACTCCTCCTCCGTTCATTGAACGATTCCAATACAAAAACTGTCAGCAAATAAACGATCCTGTAACCAGGAAACGTGTATACCAAACTCCCGACGGTGAGAAACTTCCTAGCGTTACCACTATCCTCAGTGCTACCAAAGATCAAACACATTTGATCGAATGGCGCAAACGAGTAGGTGAAGCCAACGCTGCACAAATTACCAAAGAAGCCGCAGGTGTAGGTACTGCCATGCACTCCAACCTAGAACGTTTTCTTATTGGGGAACAGCGTCAACCAGGCAACAACCCTGTGCATGTGCAAGCTAACAAAATGGCCAATGTCATTATTGAAAATGGTTTGAGCAAAGTTAATGAAGTTTGGGCAATGGAACAGAGTCTATACTTTCCTGGACTGTATTCAGGTACCACTGACTTAGTGGGTGTGTATGACGGTGAACCAGCAGTGATGGATCACAAACAAACCAACAAGCCCAAGAAAGCAGAATGGGTAGAAGACTATTATGTGCAGTTGGTGGCCTATATCCTAGCACATAATGAAGTTTATAAAACTGACATTCGCAGGGGTGTTATTTTCATGTGCAGTAGAGATCTGCAATATCAACAGTTTGATCTAAACAAAGACAACTTCAACCAGTACGAAGACATGTGGCTTAAAAAAGTTGAAGAATATTACACCACAGGCATGCAAGGCATGAAGCAATTGCTTACACAGTAAGATAAATATCCCATACAAGGATATTCTTATGGCTGTGATAGAAATTGCAAAAATACAAGTACGTAGAGGTCAAGAAGGTGTAACAGGAGTTCCACAACTGGATCCTGGAGAATTTGGCTGGGCACAAGACACTCAACATCTTTACATTGGTAAAAGTATTTCCGAAGGCGCTGGCAGCAACGAAAACAGCAGGATACTAACGGACAAGGACCTAGATAACATCTTTGATTTGTTGGGCGTTGGACTAACAGGATCTGCGGCCAGCACCAGCACCTACAGATATCGAGCAGAATTGCCGTTTGGAGATGGTATCTCAAGCGGATTTGCAAGCACCACTACCACTATTGCAAAAAAACTTGACAGTTTTGTGAGTCTAGGCGATTTTACACAGTCTCCAATTGATGGTGATATTACTGTGTTGTTGCAACGTGCAATTGACAGTCTTTATCTCAATGACGATTTTGGATCTGAAACTATACGATCACTAGGACTGCCTGCAGGCGAATTTATCATAAGTGGTGTGATTGACCTTCCTCCGTTTGCAACACTGGTTGGCGAAGGTACTGGTATCACCACACTGGTATTGAACAGCGCCGGACAAAACATGTTTAGAACTGTAGACGGATTTGGCGTGCATTACGAAATTGGTATGCAGTACAATTCTAAAGTTTCTCAAAACGTAAGATTGTCTAACATGACGTTGGCCTATGCCAGCAACAGTAGCAACGATGCTGCATTGATATCTTTGGATAATACCAAAAATCCGTTGATTGAAAATATCCGATTCACAACAAAAAATGCAAATCTTTCAACTGCGGTCAACACCGGCACCGCAGTGGCCATACGTAGCAACATTGGCGAAGACGAAAGCACAGCAGTCAGCATCGAAACCTTGATTGACAACTGTCAGTTTGACAGCATGAGTTGTGCTGTGCAAACCGAAGGCTTGGTAAGTCGTCCGGTGTTTGAGCACAACCTGTTTACAAATCTACAGTACGGAATTCAATTCACCAGCACATCTACCACAACACAGATAGTGTCAAACCCATTGGTTTCCAAGAACAAGTTTTCGTTCATTACCAATCAAGCAATACGTACTTCAGAGAACTCCCACAGAACAGGTGTAATCAGTTCTGACAACACATACTACAACATAGGAAATGGCAGTGCTATTCCAGATGAAGGAGTCACGTATCAAAGTGAACCAGTATTGAAATTTGAAACTGAAGGCAACGTTTCTCTAAACGACTACTTCAACAGAAAAGAAGTTCCTATGTCAGGCGCATTCTATTTCAATGCATTGGTCAACAAGAATGCCAAGATTATTGACAACCGAACACGAAGTGCAGTGGTTCTTCCTAATAACATTGTACCATTGATGTCAATTCCGTTGACTGACACTGATCAATTGGTGGTAATAGACTACAGTTTGTACAATGAAAACATGAGTAGAAAAGGCAAGCTGACTGTCAATATATCTCCGGACGGATATGCATCTGTTGGTGACTACTACAATTATTCTGAGAATGTGGCTGGAGAATCTCGTTCGTTGGTATTTTCTACTGATCTCAGCAAGTCTCCGTATGACGCTGGAGTAGGAACAAAAAATTACGTTTCAATCACTTGCCTTAATACTTCTACGGCCTGCATGTTTGAATACACTGTTGATATCACCGTCTAATGTTTGAAAAATCCGTTGATGACAGACTGTCAACTTGGGCCAACCACCGTGTTGAATTAGACACAGTGGATGACCCGTTGATGCACACTTGGGAGTTTTGGAAACATGCTCCTTTTGTTCCCTATAACAAGGATGTAGATCAATACCATGTCAGTTCGTGGCCTACACCATGGGAAATCATAGTTCGAAACAAGTATGATGATTTTACCAAGAGTTTGATGATTGCCTGGTCTCTCAAATACACAAAAAAATTCAAACAGGCAAAAATTGAAATTAAAACTGTTGTTAATAACCAAAAAACCTGTTACTATAGCATAGTGTGTGTTGACAATACCTGGGCAATAAACTACAACGATAATGGTCCGGTTCCGATGTCGGATATACCGGATTCGTTTTTTGTTGAAAATCAAGTTGAAGTAACAAGCCCCTGGTAAATATCTTCCTCAGCACACATTAAAGGTAAAAAAATATGATAACAGTAGTCAAGCGCAATGGGGAGCGTGTTCCTCTCGATATTTCTAAAATTCAGAGACAAGTTGCCCATGCTTGCAGAGGTATTGATGGTGTGAGCCCATCCATGGTGGAAATTAAAGCACAGATTGAATTGCACGACGGTATGACCACCGAGACTATAGATGAGTTGTTGCTCAAAGCTATGGTCGACTTGATCGACGAAACTGAGAATCCAGAAATAAACAATGTCAACTATCAGTATGTAGCAGGCCGACAACGAGTCAGCATGTTACGCAAAGAAGTGTATGGACAATACGAACCTCCAAAATTGTATGATGTTGTAAAACGCAACATCGAAGCAGGAATGTATACCACAGAATTATTAAACTGGTATACCGAAGATGAATGGAACATCATTGATTTGTTTATTGATCATGACAAAGATGAAACATACACTTATGCAGCCATTGCACAACTGACAGAAAAATATCTTGTGCAAAATCGAGCAACTGGCAAAATTTTTGAAACTCCGCAGATACGATATGCAATTGCTTCTGCAACAGCATTTCACAATGAAAACAAAGAAACTAGGCTGAAGTGGGTCAAAGAATATTATGAATGTGCCAGTGCTGGGCACTTTACACTGGCCACGCCTGTTCTTGCTGGCTTAGGAACCACAACAAAACAATTCAGCAGTTGCGTTCTTATCAGCAGTGACGACACACTGGACAGTATTTTTGCAGCAGGCGAAATGATGGCCAAATATGCTTCAAAACGAGCCGGAATTGGATTGGAAATTGGTCGTATTCGACCCTTAGGTGCCCCAATTCGCAACGGTGAAATCAAACACACGGGTTTGATACCGTTTATGAAAAAATGGTTTGCAGATTTGCGTAGTTGCAGCCAAGGTGGCATTCGTAATGCATCGTGTACAGTGACTTTCCCTATCTGGCATGCACAGTTTGAAGATTTGATTGTGTTAAAAAACAATCAAGGCACAGAAGAAAATCGTGTGCGTCAGATGGATTACAGCGTGGTTGTTAACAAAATGTTTTGGAATCGCTACAAGCGAGGTGAAAACATTACCTTGTTCAATCCTGCAGAAGTTCCAGATTTATATGAAGCATACTACAGAGATAGTGCAGAGTTTGAGAAGTTATATCTGAACTATGAAAAGCATCCAACAATTAAAAAGAAAAGCCTGTCAGCAGATGAAATGTTCAAAAATGGAATTCTTAAAGAGCGTACAGACACTGGGCGTATATATCTTGTCAACATTGACAACGTCATTAACCAAGGGCCGTTTGATACAAAAGTTGATCCAATCTATCAATCAAACTTGTGCCAAGAAATTCTTTTGCCTACTCGACCGTTCCAACGCATTGAGGATCCAGAGGGTAGAATTGCTCTTTGCACTCTTGGGTCAATCAACTGGGGAGCGTTCCGTAACCCACAAGAAATGAGAAAAGCCTGTCGTGTGCTGGTTCGGTCGCTTAGTAATCTATTGAGTTATCAGGACTTCCTAAGTATTCAGAGCAAGTTAGCCAACGAAGACTTTGAACCGTTGGGCGTTGGCATTACCAATTTAGCTTACTGGCACGCCAAGAAAAGTTTCAAGTATGGCACACCTGAAGCATTGGCTGAAGTCAAACGATGGATGGAACATCAGGCCTATTACTTAACCGAAACCAGTGTAGAACTGGCACAAGAGCGTGGTGCCTGCAAACGCAGTGAACACACGTATTATGGCAAGGGCGTATTTCCTTGGGAACGTAGAGCAGCAGGTGTTAATGAACTCACGGACTTTGCCCCCAGCATGGATTGGGAACCATTACGTGCTCGTATGAAACAGTATGGTATTCGTAATGCTACCTTGATGGCCGTGGCACCGGTTGAGTCCAGCTCAGTTGTTTTAAACTCCACCAACGGAATTGAAATGCCGATGGAATTGATTTCTGTTAAGGAATCAAAGGCTGGATCGTTTGTACAGGTAGTACCAGAGTACAAACGACTAAAGAATCGTTATCAGTTGATGTGGGATCAAAAGGATTGTGTTGAGTACTTGAAGACCAGTGCAGTGCTTGCAGTCTACATTGATCAAAGTTTGAGTACAAACACATTTTACAATCCTGCATATTTTGCAAACAGCAAGGTTCCGGGCACACTGATTGCCAAGAATCTAATGTTGGCTTATAAATGGGGATTGAAAACTGTGTACTACAGTTTGATCAACAAAGTAGGTGCAAAGAACTCTGTAACAGGTACCAACGAAATTACAGTCAACGGTCACAGCACCGGAATCATCACCGCAGACAATGTGATCATTTACGAACCATTGGAAGATGATTGCGAGGCATGTAAATTATGACAGACGCGGTAGTAGCAGACAAAATTGAAGAGATTGCCGAACACATAATTGCCATTAATTCAATTATGCAAGAACTGCATGATCAACATGTCGAAATTAGAATTGCGTACAAAGAACCAGAAAAAGGAAATCCTCCTCGTTTGGACCTTTGGCGTGCCACAGCACATATAGATTATCTAAGGAACCCAACATGAGCAAAGAACAATACAACCTAAGCAAGCAGACAAATTATCTAAAAAGAACCATGTTCCTAGATCCAGCAGGTCCAGTTACAGTACAGCGATTTGAAGAAGTCAAGTATCCTAAAATTGCCAAGTATGAGGAACTGGCACGTGGTTTCTTTTGGGTACCAGAAGAGATCAGCCTGACCAAAGACAAGATAGATCATAAAGAATCCAGTGACGCAGTCAAGCATATCTTTACCAGCAATCTGTTGCGTCAGACAGCATTGGACAGTATTCAAGGTCGTGCTCCTAACCAAGTGTTTCAACCTGTTATCAGTATTCCTGAACTTGAAGCATTGGTAAGCAATTGGAGTTTCTTTGAAACAAATATTCACTCAAAATCTTACAGTCATATTATTCGTAATGTGTATGGTGTTCCCAAAGAAGAGTTTAACAAGATTCACGACACACAAGAAATTGTTGGCATGGCTGCTAACATTGGTCGCTACTACGAAGCACTGCATCAATTGAATTGTCGCAAAGAACTCGGAGAACATATTGATATTATGGATCACAAGAAAGCTATCTGGTTAGCACTGCACGCCAGTTATGCACTGGAAGCATTCCGATTCATGGTATCGTTTGCCACAAGCCTGGCTATGGTAGAAAACAAGATCTACATTGGCAACGGCAACATCATCAGCCTAATCCTACAGGATGAGATTTTACATGCTGAATGGACTGCTTGGTTGATCAACAATGTGACCAAAGATGATGCAGATTTTGTCAAACTCGAAACAGATTGCGCCGAAGAAGTATATGCTCTTTACATGGAAGTTATCCGTGAAGAAAAAGAATGGGCAGATTATCTTTTCAAGATGGGTCCTGTAATTGGACTTAATGCCACAATTTTGAAAGACTTTGTGGATTACACAGCGTATAATAGATTGAAAGAAATTGGTATCAAGTATGCTGGGGAATATCCTAAGAGCAGTCCAATTCCTTGGTTTAACAAACATGTGAACATTAATAAGAAACAAACTGCATTGCAAGAAAATGAAAGCACCAATTATGTTATTGGTGTCATGAGTGATTCAGTTGAATATGCAGAACTACCAGATCTATAAGGAAAATAAAAATGAAAGCAGTTGTATGGAGTAAGTATCATTGTCCCTATTGCGACCAAGCAAAGGCATTGTTGAAACAACGAGGTATTGAATTTGAAGAAAAGAAAATTGGGGATGGATACAGCAAAGAAGACTTGCTGGAAGCAGTTCCTACAGCACGTACTGTTCCGCAAATCTTTTTAAATGAAACCTTAATTGGTGGCTTTACTGAACTAAAAACCCACTTTGAAAAAGAACAGTGGGCGCAGGAAGCAGGCGGTCTGTGATGGATAATGATGATGACACAACTGTAAACGTTGGGTTTACTGCACAAGAACTCGACGACCTATTGAAGTGCTCTATCACAACAGGTGCAACAGGGTCTCTGCCAACATCAGGACCTTACACCATATCCACAGGAGCTGGTGCTAACGGAACATGGTCGACTAGCCCCTATGTTTTTACAACCAGTAATACTGGCAATGTTGGAATAGGAAGCATGTCACACGCAGGTCTACATGTTACTAGCGATGCCGAGTTTGATGGCGACATCAAATGGAAAGGCCGTAGTCTTGGAAAATTGTTACAGGGCATCGAAGATAGACTTGCAATTCTACAAGAACCCGATCCTAAAAAATTAGAAAAGTTTGCTGCACTTAAGAAAGCGTATGACCATTACAAAACATTGGAAAGATTGATTGGAGATGACTGAACAGTCAAGACCCAATCTTGCCAAGGGACGAACCAGCTATGATTCAACTAGCACTGGAGAATTAATTCCGTTTTTTAACAAAAACGTTACTCCTTATGCTACTGAATCCGGTGGACCTAAATTTGAATTAATACCTGTAACCAAACAAAAAGATATAATGATCAACCATGCTAGGATGTATGCCCAGCAGGAATATGATAGAATTATGGAATTGGTAATGGTGTTACAACAACAAGCAGATCAAATTAAACGCAGATTGGAAGTGACTGATGCAGTACATGCAGCCGAATATCAATTTCAAGTGGTAATGGGCAATCTGTATTGGTTGGTGTGGGATACAAGAAAACAAAAAACACTGTTGGTGCTTACCGGACCAACTGAATGGGCAACTGGCAAACCGGTTGACTATGAGTATGTAACTCAAGTAAAATATATGGGCGACCATACTTGGATGGAAATAATTTAAAGGAACAATATGTTATTAAGTAAGCCGATCACACAAGGATCAGTTGTTAGTTTAAAACTAGTCAACGGAGACGAAATCATTGCACGTTACGAAGGTGAAGACGACAACACCATAAAAATCAATAGACCCCTTGCGTTGACCATGGGCGCACAAGGTCTTGGAATGATTCCGTGGCTGTTTTTAGCCGACACAGAATCGTTTACATTGAAACGCGAACATGTGTTTGTTATGGTAATCAGCAAGAAAGATGCCAGCGATCAATATATGCAGGGCACAACTGGTATTGCACTTCGTTAAATAAGTGCAAAGGAAATAGATTATGCCATATGTAGCAGGAGGCGGCCCACAGGCCAACGCAGGATCACCAGAAGTTCTGGATGTGTATAACAGCCCTACGGTATTTGCCAACCATGTTCCTGTGGCTTTATGGCTAGCACCGCAGCCGGGTGCAGTTGGTACTATGCCCGAACTCAACAAAGTTGATTTGTCTCTGGTACAACAAGAGGCTATAACTACATCAAGTGCTGCGGCCACTTCCCAAGCGGAAGCAGAAGTTGGGCTAACAGGCCGCGGCGAAGTTCCGCAAGAGGGTACGCTAGTGTTGACCAGCACCACTGCTCAGGCAGCAGCCGGACAGCCTGGCGACTCTACCACTTCTACATTTGTCATATCCACATCTTCTAGTGGTATATTCGTGGACCTGGCCAAGAATATTGATGCTTGTCTTGCAGAAGCCAAACAAGGTCTTTGGAAAGAAACTGGATCTAATCCTAGGATTATCAATTGTTATCGAGCAGTAGGTTCAAATGTAACTAGTGACAGTGTACCGTGGTGTGCAGGCTTTACTGGTGCTTTACTCAAAGCCTCAGGAGCAGCCGCATTCAAAACACTGAGCAGTTTGGCTTATTCTAAATATGGACAACAAGTACCGTTGGATGACAAAACAAAATGGAGACTAAACGATGTGGTTGTGTTCAGCAGAGCAGGTGGCGGACATGTGGGATTTTTTAGAGGCTACAATCCTGCTACCGGTGCTGTGCTGATTGCTGGCGGCAACCAAGGCGACAATTTAACCGAAGTTGGATTCAAATCTGGCGGAATGCCAATTGTTGGGGTAGGGCGTGGATGGGTCGTTCCAAACGAATACGATCGCGCTGTTACATATTCTGGCAGCGGCGGTAGTGTAAAAGTGGTATAATCACTTGACAATTTGGTAAAATACTGTTATACTAGTAGCAAGGAGACAGCACATGGCAAATGAATTAGCAAAGTATTTGAACAGCCGTAGAAGACAAAAAGACGACAATGCTGTTCGAAAACAAACCAAGATTGCTAAACAACATCGAGTTAGTGAATACAATCCTGGAGAACCTAAGCAACCACATAGGTTTGCAAAACGTCACGCAATGGATTGTGGCAATCCCAAATGTTTTATGTGCGGTAATCCACGCAAAACACACAAAGACAAGTTAACAGCACAGGAAAAACGCCTGTTCCAAGACGTTGAAAAATCTACAGACCGACACAGCAATGGATTACAAAATGACCAAGAAGATTTACTATGAGAAAAAAGGACGACGGTATGTCCCAGTTGCAGAATACGACAGCGAGTATCTCGACAGTTTTCCGAAAGGTGCTCACTTGGTTATGTGCTACCCTGGTGGGTCTAGCCGTAGGTTTAATATTGATCCAAATTATGCAGCTATGATTGCTGCCGGGCGTGTAGCAGAAGATGCCATCAGTTCGGCAGTTGTAAAAGCCAGCGAAATGCGGCCGCACAACAAGCCCATTACTGAAAAGCAAAAGAAGGCTTGGGAAGCATTGGCCAAAGCGTTTGACAACGATCGTTACTACATTGAAATCCCCAGTGCTAGAGAAATTGCCGAAGCAGGCGTTAAAGCCATGGCAGAAGAAGCAGACAAATTGCTAGAACATGAAAGCGTTCGTAAAGCCTATGAACACTTTATGTTGATGTGCAAACTTGTCAAAACAGTTCCTGCAGAAAGTGTTAAATAACTGCATCTAGTGGGGGTAAACCTGTATAGCAGGTTGCTGCCGTGAAAGACGCAGAATCTAGTCGGAGGATCTACACGCCCCTTGGAGTCCGACATTTATCAATAATCAAAACCCAAGGTCTATGTGTCAGACTAAATAACAGTAATTCATTGAGAGACTGTTATGCCTACACCATCATCCGGACCGATATCTTTTTTAACCCTGCGTAATGCATTTGGAGTTCCGACTCCTACGCCAATCAACCAAATGTACCGTGGCGGTGCATATACTCCCAGCATTGGTGTTAACAATGCTGTTCCTGTTAGCGGAGCCATTTCCCTTCAGAATTTCTACAGTACCTGGGGTAGAAAAACCATGGTATTTACAATCAACGTTGGGTCAACTCCTATTCCGTATAAAAAAGGAAAAGGTTCTTATTACGGATACGGCATTGGCGGCCTGAAGAAAAAAGGCGGATCATTTGGCAGTATCAGTCAAGACACATTTTTAACACCAACAGGCACAATGGTCATCGAAGCATTGTACTTCAGCACAGGAACAAATGCCTGGCATCTTCAGTTGAGATCAACTGCGGCTCCTGCGGATTCCGATTTGTCTTTTCTCAGTGTGTCTGTATCAGGGTACTCAATCAATGGTGTTCGATCAGCACGAACAAGCACTCAAGCAACAGGAACAGCACGTAGGTGGAATTGGCAAGTACCTAGTGCCAGTCATCCCTCGTCTGGTACAATAACCTGTTCTATAAATTTCTACGGTTAAAAGGAAAAAAATGATTCATTTCACAATGAAAATTCTAAGTTACAGCGACAGCGGCACATTTTTGGTTGAATACGTGCCATCTAACAGCAAGTGTACAACAATAAAATTAAACATCGGTGTTCCTGCAACTGCATTGAACAACACCCGAGAAATATTATCCTTGCTGAAAAATTCGTCACCTCAGGATTACTGGAACAACGAACTGGTTAACACCAATGTGGACCAAGGCCCCCTTCAGCAACTGATTGATACCACTCACGAAGTTCGAGAACTAGAAGCTATTGTAATACACAATCCTATAGGAAACTTTTCTTTGCCTACATCAGTTCCTCCTACTATTCGAGCAGTACCTGGACAGTTTGTCACACGTCCACATGTGCCACATGTGGGAAGATCCAGTCCAGAACAGGTAGCCAGTCCGGATGAGCAAAACAAGATCAAAATGAAAATTCTAATTCAAGAAGTTTTACAAGAAATGGCAGACAACACAATATGAAATTCACACCACATGCTGCATTTGGAAAAGTTGTAATTCTGGCACAGACCAAGGCAGGCGATACCAGAGTTGTGCCAATTGGACAAAACGGTCTAGTCAAAACTGGCTGGTATTATTACACCCACGGTGTTGCCAAGGTCAATGTGATTGAAACAGGTGAACAACTTGCAGATCGAACACCGGGTTGGCTCAACGCTGAACACAAAAGTGACAGTGCATCAACTTCGGGAAACCTGCAACTGCATTTTCCTGTTGAAACAGAATGGTTGTGCATTCCACATGCCTACAACAAAAAAGGGCTACCAAGTCTAGCCAGTGTTATTATACAGCCTGATACTCCTACAATGCTTGAAAATGGCAGTGATATCTTTCTTGTGAGAGGTTCATTGAATATCAAAGGAAAGATTTTTGTGGGTCCTACACAGATTCGCATCAGAAGTGGCGACGTAGAAGCTCGAGTAGAAGGGTCAGCTGCTTGTTACGCAATGAGGTTCTTAAATGAAAACTAAAGTTTGGCAACGATCAATCGCAAGCTGGATGTTTTTTCCAGCACTTTTTTGGGCAGTCTCTACTGGATGGTCATGGTGGCTGCTACCTGCATTTTTAATGTATCTAACCATTGCACTCACAGTGACAGTGGGATATCATAGACTGTTTACACACAACGCATTTGTTTGTTCAAGATTTTGGCATTGGTTCTTTGGATTGGTAGGTTGTGCTACATTGAATTCCGCTCCTGTACACTGGAGTTCTGTTCATATGACTCACCACAGGTATACAGATACCAAAGATGATCCGTATGATGCAGACATTAGACATTTTTTTAGATTCAAAGAAAGAGACAATGTCAAAGCAACTAAAAATGAATTGCGAATGATTCGTGACGATATGCATGTGTTTTTTGTCAATCATTCGTTGACTATTAGTATTGTAACCGGTATACTGTTATTGTTGATCAGTTTTGATGCGTTCTTTTATTTGTTTGCATTGCCTACAACTACCTATCTTGTTACCGCGGGAATGCATACAATTTTTGCACACGGTAAACTAGAAGAAAACGACAGTAGAGTATCGGCTGCAAGAAATTTATGGCTATTAGAATTTTTAATTCCTATGGGTGGTGAATGGATTCATAAAGAACACCATAACAAACCAAAATTAATGAACTGGCATACAAAACCCCATTACTTTGATCTTGGGGCAATAATGATAGGATTGATTAGGAAAAATGATAACCAACCGACTGCCTGAGTTAGAATTAGAAGACAAAAAATACGATCTACATGTGGGTGCAGAAGCACCCACAACTTATAATTTAACTTTAATTTACCCCGATTGGAGTGCTTATAAAAAACCTGTGCAACCAAAAGTTGCTTTGCAGAGCCCCGATGTAATAAGAGCCAATCTAGCTAAAATAGGTATCAGCTTTTGAAATATTATCACCATGCAGGCTACACGCCTACAATGACCACGCCTGATTATATGTACAACGTGTTTGATCGTACACGGGCAATGATCAACATTCCTCAAATAGAATGCATAACACCAATTGGACAACTGGTACAGCCAAAGTCCATTGAAGAACTGTGTCACAACAGTGCTGCCAACATAGTGCAAAAAGCAGGTTCAAAAAAACTTGTGGTAACATGGAGTGGCGGCATAGACAGTACACTGGTGCTGTCAGAATTGTTAAAAATTGCACCACATGAGCAAATTGTTGTTATGATGGATAATAATTCCATTAAGGAATCTCCTGAATTCT